CAAGACCACGCACACCGCGCGCACGGCAGACCAGCACCACAGACCGGACCATCACCGAGAAAGCTCCACAGACTACGGCGATCGAGAAAACTCCCGAGAAGGTCGAGCCCGCCGCAGCCGCTTCTCCAGCCGACGAAACCGCACCCGCTGACGTAGAGCAGACCACACCCGAGGAGCTGCCTCAGACCAGACCGGCACCGCACACCACAGACCAGACCAGCAAGCTCGCGCTCCTTCCGCCGCTAGCGTCTCTCGGACTGTCCGCGATCATGCAGGTCATCATCGTGACGGACCTACTCGGGAGCGCGCTCATAGACCGGTATGACACCAACCGTGACGACAAGCTGATCTTTTTTGGGCTCGCCGTCCTATTCGGGGTCGGTATCGCTACCGCCCTGGAGGGCTCTGCCGCCTACATCCTCGACCTGTACCGGCGGCACCTCCTTGCACAAGACTCGACGCTGAGTCTGCGTCTGCTCCTGGTGGTGTACGTGTCCGGGTCCGCTGTCATGATCCACTGGTGGGCAGATAAGCGCGGCCTCCCGTGGGAGCTAGCGACCGTGCTGTCCGGTCTAGCCGCATCATCAATCCTGCTATGGATCATGGGCGCGAAATGGACCAACCGCGAGACTATGCGCAGAAACGGACAGCTAGACCGCGCTATGCCCCGTCTATCGACCGCCGCGAAAGTTTGGCATCCGGTCCGCTGGGTCATGACTCTGTGGCTGACTAGCTGGGAGCCTGCGCAGACCACGGCGGAGGCGCGGTCTAGGTATGCGGCATGGTCTGCGGACCGGGAGGCGCGCCGTGCGGGCCGGAAGACCAAGGATGCTTGACGGACCCGTAAACCGTCGCTAGTCTAAACACACAAACAACCGCCACAAAAGGAGACCACAATGGCGAAAATCCCAGGCCAGAAGCCCCGCAACGACGACATCAGCAAACAGACCAGAGACCAAATCATGAAGGAAATCGAGAAAGCCCAAGCCGCAGACCACTGCACCGAAACCCGCAAAAACGACCGCCGCCGCTAACCACAGGGAGGGAGCCAATAAGCTCTCTCCCCCACCACTAGGAGCACGCACCATGCGCGAACGGATCGCCGCAGGAACCCGCATCAACGGCCACCACACATACAAGACCACCCCAGACCGTCTAGCCCAAGCACAAGCCCAAAAAACCACCCGCGAACAGCAAAAAGCCGAAAGGAAAACAAAATGACCATCACCCGCATACTTCTGGCCATCAACATCGCCGCCGTGGTCATCAACACCGCACTAGCAGCCAAACACGCAGTACAAGGCACCAACTGGATTTTCAACGCGGCCATCGCGCTGCTAGCAGCCTCCGCCGCTATCGTCCTCACCCGCACACACCACTAGGAGCACCGATGACCACACAACAGCCACGCTTCCCCGAACCAGACTTCGGCACATCAAGCGACCTACGTCAATTCTGCAACCAAGCAAGGCGCGCCTGCCACGAAGCCTCCATGACACTCCACATCGGCGCGGCCGAGATGGAAGCCGCACTAGAAACCATCGGACAAGAAACCGGACTCATGTCCCGCATGATCCGCCGCCGCCGCGCCAAAAGAGTCGCCCGCCACATGAAACACGCCGCCGACCTCATCGCCCAAGCCGGAGCCTCATCCGTGCGCACATGGTCCGCGTTCCGCGCCGAATACCAAGCTGAACTGACCCCCAACAACGTGCGCGGCGCGCGCCGCACCATGAAGGTGGTGCCAGAATGAGAAAAGGTCGTACGCGCCACACAGACACCACCACCTACTACGGGTCAGCTCACCTACGGCCCTACATAGCCCCCTGGGCCACCTGGGGCGCCCTGCCTGCCGTAGGGACTATCACACACGCCATGGCCTCCACCAGCGTCACAGCAGGCGTAGCCGTAGGCGCAACCTCCGCCATCACCGCCGCTGGGCTCACCGCATTCGCGCACCGCGTATACCGATCCCGAGGCGAATCAATCCAACTCCAAGCCACCGCCACCACTGCCGCCGCCGGGGCCTGGACCCTATGGGCCACCGCGTCCGGACTATGGCAGACCACCAGCGGCCACGGATGGAACCTCCTCGCCTGGATCGGCGGCGTATTCCAACCATGGCCGTGGGGAGCATGGGCACTCATCGGGCCAGCTTTTGCCGGAGCGTGGACCATACGCCGCATCGCGCAGACCAGCACCACAGACCAGACCGCAGACCAGACTGGTCTCCTCGAAAAAGTCCGCATAGCCGGTCGGGTCCGTAAAGCCGAACTGGAGGCTGGAGGAAACCGGGTCCGCGCCGAAATCGAGGTAGCACGCGGAACCCACACGATAGGCGACGTGCAAAACTCGATCGGCAACCTAGCCTCAGCGCTAGGGGTCCGGACCAGCGCGGTCCGCGTCATCCCAGACCCAGACGACGCCGCACGCGGAACCCTCACCGTCACACCCAGAGACCTGCTCGCACAAACCATTCCATGGCCCGGACCGTCCGCACCCGGAGCCAGCATCACCGAACCCATCAACATCGGCATGTATGAGGACGGCGAGACCGCGCGCCTATGGCTCCCCGGAGACCACAAAGCCGGGCGGAACCTCGCTCACCTAGCGATATCCGGCATGAGCGGGGCAGGGAAAACCGAATCCGGCCTTGCTCTTCTGGGCGATGCGATGACCCGCCGTGACGTATCCGTCATTTACTCAGACCCCGTCAAAGGTCTGCAATCATGCGAACCGATCGCTCCCGGTCTCGCGCTACTACTCACAGACCAACAGACCGCAATCGCCGGACTGAAAGCGCTGAAAGTCGCAATCTCGGCGCGGACCACTCAGCTAGGCCGCTATGGTTTCAAACAGTGGGAAGCCCGATCCGCCCTGCCGATCGCACAAGGCGGGGCAGAGTTAAAACTCCTTGTCTACTGGATGGAAGAATCAGCTGCCCTGATCGCCGACAGCACCAGTTTTGTGCAGCTCACCGAGCAGGCGCGCAGTGCAGGTATCGTCCTCGTCCTCTCACAGCAGCGCCTCACCCACGACCGCATCGACACCAGCGCCCGCGCTAACCTCGGCGCGATGTGGTGCTTCGGCGTCCGCGACGATAAAGAAAAATATGGGTTGTCGGAATCCACGATAGAAGCTGGCGCGGCCCCATGGGCGTGGCGCAACACGAAGCCCGGCTACTCGTACCTCGAAGCCCCCGGTGTGCCGGAAGACCGCTGGTCTATCCCTATGCGGTCCTACTACACGCAGACCAGCGAGCTAGCCGCTGCGGTCCGACAGTACGCAAACCCGACACTAGACCCGACCACCGCCGCCGCTTTTGGCGGTCTGTACACCGACTATCAGACCGCCGTGCGCGAAGGGCGCGCTATCTGGCAGACCATGGGGCAGACCGCCACCGCGCTACCAGTCCACAAGCTGGCTACGGACCAGACCGAACCCGAGGAGACCACAGACATGGACCAAGACTCAGACGACGATGGTCTAGACCACCTCGACTTCCCCATCCCGCCACAACCCGAGCCCGGATTCCACGACGATATCGACCCCAGTATCGAGATCGAGGAGACCAGCGACGGGGAGCTGACGTTCATCAGCCCTCCGCCATCGCGGCCCCTCACCACCGACCAGGCACGCCACGCGCTCCGCGCCATGCTCCAAGCCATGGCCGATCGAGGCGACAGCGAGGTACGTACGAGTCAGCTAGTCGAATTCCGGCAGCACGTCGGACGTCAAGCCCCGTGGCTATCGAAAGAACTGCGCCGGCTCGCCGCCGACGGGGTCATCACTATCGAGCCGGATACAGGCACATACGGGCTGCATCCTCTCCGCGCGGTCGCGCTAACCGCCGTGTGATTTCCGCACGGTTTCCACGGCCGGGCCTCTACCCTTCCCCCCCTGGTAGAGGCCCGGAAACGCGTGGAAAAACACCCTGGAAACGTCTATGGAAACGAGGATGGAAACCATGGAAATGATCATCCTGGTTGGGTCGGTCATCCTGGCCGCATCACTAGGAGCAGGCATAGGCGGCCGTCGAGTCATCGCCCGCGCGCGGTACAACGCATGGCGTGGTTCTATCCGCGCCGTACCCATCGCGTTCCGCGCCGCGCGCACAGCGATCATTGATCTGCTCCTATACGGCGGTATCACAGTGATCGTGGTCGCCGCGTGGGTCATCCTGATCGGGGTGCTGATATGAGGCGTCGCGAGCGGACGGCCGTGTATGAGCTACGCGACAGATCCGGGAGGCTCCTGTATGTGGGGGTCAGTAATGATCCTCGGCGTCGGTTCGGGCAGCACGCGGACGATAAGTACTGGTGGTCTGAGGTTGACCACGGTCGGACCAGGGTCCGCTGGTATGGGTCGCGCGCACGTGCGCTACGTGCGGAGCGTGCCGGTATCTGGTCTGGCGGGCGCGGAACGGTCTACAACGTCGCCGGGAATCCTCGCCGCTCTGGCCTGCGACACCGGTCTGCTAGCACAGTGTGGTCTCGCGTGCTGTGGTCTGTGGTCCGGGTGTTGGGGTGGCGTGGGTGTCTGGTCGTTGGGGCGTGTGTGATCGTGGCGTGCGCGTGTTTGGGGGTTCTGCGCACACCGGCTTGACGGACCCGCAAATGGTCGCCCGCGATGGACTCCACACCATGGGAGCGCACGGCACGCACTAGTGATACGCTAGCAATCCCAAACAGTTAGGCCCCCTACGAGGCTATGAGGCTAGCCGTAGGGGGCCTAACTGTGTCAAGATCCCGTACCCTAGTCCCATGCTGCTACTAGAGCCGCACCTACTGGCCATATACACTCTCGCCGCTGCCTCAATCACCCGGCTGATCACCACAGACACCCTGCTAGAGAGACCGCGTGATGCGATCGTCGCGAAACTGGGCCACGCACTACAAGGACTTCCCGCGAAACGCGATGCGATCATCACCAGACTGGACGACCGTCCACGAACCCTCGGACGCACTGTAGCCACCATCGTCCGCGTGGCATTCAGCATCGCGCGCTTCCTGGCCTGGGCTATAGCCGAGATAATCACCTGCCCATGGTGCGCGGGATTCTGGGTATCCCTATCTGTCGTGGCTATCTACCCATACTGGGACACCACATCGATACTGATACCAGCGGTAGCACTAGGTATGCGCCTCGTCGCGGGCGTCCTGATAGATAGGTGAGGCGCATGGCATTACTGAAACCTTCCCCCTCTCCACCCCCAACACCAGCCGAACCAGCGCGCGTAATCACCGCATCATCAACCCTCGTCGACCTCGGACGCGGCAGCGCGTGGGCCGGATGGAAATTCGGTATCGGCGACTGGCAGGCCGAGGCGTGGCGACTGTACGACGTCGTCGGCGAACTCCGCTTCCTCGCAGGCTGGATCGGCGACTCGGTCTCTCAGTGTCGCCTGTATGTAGCAGACCTAGACCAATCCGGTGAAGAAACCGGAGAAGTTGACGACCCTCGAATTCTTTCCCTGGCTTCCGCTCCACTAGGGGCAGGTCCGCAGCGGGAAGACAACCTACGCCTCCTCGCCACCGGACTAGTCGTAGGCGGCGAATCGTGGATCATCGCCGAAGAAGGCGCGACCGGAAAACCCAAAAACTGGTGGGTAGTCAGCGGAACGCAGATACGCCGCGAAGGTTCCCTGATCAGCGTCGAGCGCCCCATACAGTACGGCGGCCGAGTCCTCACCCTGAGAGACGGCGTCGACCTCCTCATCCGAGCATGGCGACCACACCCGAACGCGATCCTGCAATCCGACTCGCCGACGCGCGCAGCTATCCCTATCCTTCGAGAAATCGAGCTACTAACGAAGCGAGAATTCGCCGAACTTGAATCACGCCTCGTATCGGCCGGAGTCTGGTTCTTGCCCGAGGGCCTCGACTTCCCGCGCGGCGAAGGCGATCCTGAGGGCCTTTCCGGTTTCATGGCCCTCCTGGAACGCGTTGCGTCCACCAACATTAGGGACCAGTCGCAAGCGTCCGCGATGGTCCCCATCATGACCACAGTCCCCGACGCGCTACTAGACCATTTAGACAAATTTAAAGACCCCGCTCAATTCTGGTCGCCCATCAGCGCCGAAATCATGGAGCTGAAAGAGCGCGCCATACGCCGGTTGGGGGCCGTGTACGAAACACCAGTAGAAATCCTCACCGGCGTAGGCGACACCAACCACTGGACCGCGTGGGCCGTAGGCGAAGAAGGCGTCAAACGGATCCGCCCGTACCTATCCACAATCGCCGACGCCCTCACGCGCGGCTTCCTCACCCCAACCCTCAACGAAGCCGGAATCGAAAACCCAGAACGCTACGCATACGCGTTCGACACGGCCCCGCTAGCAGTTCGCCCCAACAGATCCGCCGAAGCCCTGCAGCTCTCGGACCGGTACCTCATCACTGACGAAGTCGCTGTCACAGCGTCGGCTTTCGGAGCCGATCAGATGCCCAACGAAGACGAACGCCTCAAAATGCTGCTCTTCCGGGCCGTGGCCTCAGATCCGTCGCTACTCACCGACCCCGGAGTACAACAAGCCATCGGTATGCGCATATCAACCAGTGCATCACCGCAGCCAACGCCCACGCAGGCAATCGAACCCGTCGATATCGAGACGCAAGACATGCCGGAAGGTATCAACGACGGGCCACCAACACCGGAAGCGGAAGCGTCTAGCACGGTATTAGTCGCTACCGCGTGCGAAGCGACCGTGCTACGTGCACTAGAAATAGCCGGACGCAGACTCGCACGCATAGGCTCACGTCACCCATACACGGGCATCTCCTACGAGGCTCACCTGACTGTCGGACCCGTCACCGATTCCACCGCGCGCACCGCACTGACCGGGGTGTGGGATCACGTACCGCGTCTAGCGTCACGACTCGGACTAGATCCAGATGCGCTACGAGACCATCTAGAAATGTACTGCGTGGAGCTCCTCACACACGGGATACCGCACCAGGATGACCTCCTAGACGCGACGCTACGGACACTGAGATGACCGGCCCCGTGTGGGACGGCCACGGAGAAGACCCGTGGCTACCCGAACGCGTAAACAACCTCCTACGCGCACAAACGGCCGAGAATCTCGTCTACGCCACAGTGTGGGAGGAACTCTCCGCGTGGCTCGTTACCACGCTACGGCGCATACTCGGCGGACCTATGCCGCAACCCGAGGAAGTCTTCACGCAGACACCAGCCTGGGACACGGCGGTCACGCGCATCATTGAAACCGCGATCGTTCCCGTTATGGACTGGGCGTATGCGGGCCTGATGGGCGAAGGCTTCAGCTGGCGAGAGCGGGGAAGCATCACAAACTATCTACTCGGCGTGCGTAATCGTCTCTTGCGAATACCGGAAGAAGTGTTCGGCTTGGTCACTGGTCAGTTAGCGGCGGGCGTAACACTCGGGGAAGGCATCCCAGCACTAGCCGATCGCGTCGATAATGTTCTATCAACCACGAAAAGTGAACGTTGGCCTAACCGGGCTGTAGTCATCGCCCGCACCGAAACACTCGGAGCGCTTAACGCAAGCCGCACCGACGCCTTCAACGCCTACGCCGAGGAAACAGGCGACGAGCTGGAGCGGATCTGGCTCGCGACTGTCGATTCGCGTACTAGACCAGCACACCGCGCGGCCGACGGACAGCGAGTCGGCCTAACCGATCCGTTCATCGTCGGTAGCGAGCCACTCATGTTCCCCGGCGACCCATCGGGCAGCGCAGGCAACACGATTCAATGCCGGTGCACAACTCTGTTAGTTGAGCCCGGCGAAAGCATCGATCTCAGCAACCGGCAGTCCAAGGCCAGGAGGTAGTCATGGGTATCAGATTTCGGGTGCTGGCTTGCCCGATCGACGCATCAACAGGTGACCGGCGGAGGTTCGCCGCCGACGCGCTCACGCACCAGCCACTACCAATGCCACTGGGCTGGGTGCGGTCGGACGGGGAAGGACACGACGGCGCTGTAACTGTGGGAACAATCACCGACGTGGAAATGTCCGGCACTGACGTGTGGGTGACCGGCGAAGTGTTCGATGAGTCCGACCCCGGTATCACTGCATCGATCCTGGAAGACGCGAAATCGGCACTTTTCCTTGCCCGGCAAGGCGTCGTGGGGCCGTCCGTTGACCTAGACGACTTTGACGCGATGCCCGTACGCGCAGGAACAGACGCGCCGATTTCCCTTGACGATTTGGAAGACGACGAAACGGACGTGGAGCTGCTCGTCACTCGGGGCCGCATGAGGTCAGCAACCCTCGTTCGCATACCGGCGTTCGTGGAGACGAATCACTCTATGGAGTTCCTCGACGAGCGGCCTGAGGCCATCACAGCTTCCCTAGCGGGTGACACGGAACTTCCCGTCGTTGACGACCGCGAGCACGAGTGGGACGGATCTGGTGCCGCGCAACGGGTGTTCGACGCCTACTCGGCTGAGGATGGCAGCGTCGATCGGGAACGCGCCGCGCGCGCCTTCCTGTGGGTTGACGGTGACGGCACCCTCCGTGGTGACTATCGCCTAGGGTTCGCGGACCTCGTCGACGGGGAACTGCGGATCATCCCCCGTGGTGTAGCAGCGACCGCAGGTGGTCGGGGGGTAGACGCTACTGATCTCCCCGAGGAAGACAAGAACGCAATCAAGAGCCGCATCTGTTCCTTGTACGAGACGGTACGCGGCAAGTTCGAGGACTGGCCAGAATGCCCATTCGACCGGGAAGACGAATCTGCGGATATGGAAGAAGCGTCGGCGATCACCGCCACAGTCGGAACAGTGTTCGACTCCGCACTTTTCGTCCCACCAGTCACCCCTGACCGGCCGATACCTATCCGCTACGACTACGAGCGCGGGCAGGTCTACGGGCACATCGCCCCCTGGGGTGTATGCCACGAAGGGATCAAAGGCGCGTGTGTGCTCGCCCCGCGCGCTGGCGAAGGCAACTACCGCGATTTCCACGTCCACAGGGTCGAAACTGATGCTCGAACCGTGTACGCGGGCCGTATCACACTGGGCGGCGACCATGCGTCACGTGACGGAAGCCTCCAAGCGTCCCAGGTACGGCAGGTCTACGACCAGAAGGAGACCATCGCGTATGTCGTGGCTTCCGAAGACGAGCACGGGATTTTCGTATGCGGACCACTCGTCACAGACAAGCCCGTTCCTCAGGTGACAATCCCAACTCCGGCCGGAATCGTACGTGAACACGCCGTGTCCGGGGACTGGCGCGAAACCGTCAACGGCCTATCGCTGATCGAGGTGCTTGCCCTAGAACCAGGGCCGCCAGAGTCAAGCCGCCCCGGGTTCCCGATTCCTCGTATGCGCGTGGGATTCGCGGCTGGGCGTCAAGTCGCGCTCACGGCGTCACTCATGCCCCCGACCGTGGTCGAGGCACCAGACTCAGCGGAAGTTTTCCGAGCGACAGCTGAACGCCTCGTGCGCGAGGAACTCGCCAAGGCGACCTCCGCCCAGTCGACTAGGGTCGCTCTAGAACGGGAGATCTCGGCTAGTCATTGGCGTGAACTCCGGGACCTGATCGGGAGGGCTGTCTGATGTGTAGCTGCGGTAAGAAACGCGAACGGTGGATCGTCACATTGCCTGGTGGGCTGAAAGTGTCGAAGTCCTCGGAGTCTCAAGCGAACGCGTTCGCCGCTAAGCATCCGGGCGCGATCGTGCAAAAAGGCTGACAGTTGGAGCCTCTCAGCGTCGCGCTAGTCAGCCGGGATAACGGTGTTGGCTTGACCGTAGACATGCGTCTCCTCACAGAGATCCTGTCTACGGCAGGCCACACCGTGACGTGGGTTGACTGGCAGCGCCCGCACATGCCGCGCGTTGATGTGGCTATTTTCCTGGAACTGTGGAATCCCAGACTGGCCAGGTATGCGAGGAAAACGGTAGG